TCAGCAGCGGCCCGCTTTTTGCGACAGGGCGTCGCAGGTTTTGCTCGCTAGCGTCGGGTTGGCGCCGGCGCAGATGGCATCCGAGACGGTGCTACCGCCGCCCAGCGGGATCAGCCTGTAAAGCTTCGGCTCGGCGGACTTCGTCACATAGCAGCGATGGCTGGTTTTGCCGATGGTGACTACAAAGTTGGTTTTCACATCCTGCTGCCTCGCATCGGAAATTGACACCTGCGAAGCATCGACATTAAAAGCAAACGCGGCGGCCTCTTTCATTTTCCGTCGTCATGGGTGGTTTAGCTACGCAATTCATTAATAACAGTGCCAGACAGGTACTGATTGATATATCCCGTATTTTCATCATTTCATCCTTTTTGTAAGTCAGCGGGTTATATATAAGAGCGGGGGGAGGAACGCGTTGATTTCGATCAGCTGGCGCAGGCTATGGTTATTTTTCGGAAATTGACCTGTGTTGTTACATTTATCGTGAGTAGTATGAATTCCAGCATTGCAGGAATGAAAGATATTTCAAGACTACGTTGCGTAGTTAGACAGAAGTCAACAGGAGTGCGGCGGTTATGGGCTGCCCGAGATGCTCTGAGCAATATTTTGCTAAGGCAGAATGCTATCTGTTTTAGCGTAAGCGCAAATTTTCCCTGCGTTATAACGGACTTTTTATCCTCTTAATGGGATAGCGACAACACGCTAAGCCATGCGCGCTGCTCAGCGGTTTGTGGTGCCATTTTAAAATTCAGGAACAAAAAAGCCACTCTTTCGAGTGGCTTAATTATATGATTTTAAATCTAAAATTTGGTGGCCCCTGTTGGGTTTGAACCAACGACCAAGCGATTATGAGTTAGGACGCAACTTCTTACCCAAAAATACTTATCTATAATTTTCAGTTACTTAATGATTTTTAGTTTACTGTATAAATAACCAGAAATACTCTAAAATACTCGTTTGCGGTATCCTATAGGTATCCTAGAGCAAAACAAGCGATTCTCAGGATACCCTGATCGCTTGGTAAGGGGTGTTTGTGGAAACATTCAAATTCACGAAAGCAAAACTCGAAAGTCTGCCACCTGCGGAACGTGGTCAGGTGGAGTATGGTGATACCGTTGTTAACGGACTACGGCTCCGGGTGGGGATAAGTGGCGCGAAGAGCTTCTGTATCTCCAGAAAGCGTAATGGCAAATTTATACGGGCCACCTTAGGCAGATTTCCCGATCTTACTATTGATAATGCCAGGGCAAAGGCTCTCGAACTGCTGGGAGACGTAGCCACTACAGGCAGAAACCCTAACGTCGAAAAGCGCATTAATGAGAAGGCTTTGGTTACGCTTAATGATGCGCTGGACACCTATATCAAAAGCCGTGATGAACGGTTAAGCGCCGATACAGCAAAACAGTATCGTTCCATCCTGCAAAATTTCTCTGGTGACTGGATGAAACAACCAATCGCCTCTATCAGCCGTGAACGGGTGGAAACCAGACACAAAGCCGTTACTGATGGTTCTGTGTGGTTTGGTGCTGATAAATCAACGCTACGCGCAGGGGTTGGAACCGGCAGTAAAGCACAGGCCGATCTCTGGGCTAGGGTGCTTCGTGCTATATACCGCTTCGCGCACGATCATTACCGTGACGAGGAAGGGAAAACGCTTCTTCCGGACCCGCCTACAATGGTACTGAGCACAAAGCGCAAATGGCATGGTACCGTGAGGAAGACTGAACGTATCCGCACCAATGAGCTTGGCAGATGGTTTAGCGCCTTATCGTCCGTGCGAGAGTTTGCCGAACAGGGGCGCGATGATATAGCAGCGGCGGTTTGTGATGCTGTGGAAATGGCTATTTTTACCGGACTGCGTAAGTCTGAAATTTTAGAGCTTAGCTGGGATAGAGTTAATCTTGGAGGCCGATATTTTTGGATTGATACCACAAAAAACGGCGATCCGCTTGAACTCCCCATTACTGAAACTCTACTGAAATTATTTCGCCGCCGAGCCAAGATGAAAGCGGCAGATGGATTATTGGTTTTTCCTGGTGATAAGGGAGTAATTAAAGAGTACAGGCACATTATCGATCGCATAAGTGCTGCCACCGTACCAGAACCAAACCCAGACCTGCTAAATCCTATCCCTTTCAAATGGCATGACGGCCGCCGAACTTTCGGCACCGTTGCTGAGCTGGTGGGGGTTGGTAATTATATCCTGAAACGCCTGCTCAACCACCGAACGATGAGAAGCGCTGATGTTACCCAGGGCTATCTTCATTTCAGTGCTGATGAACTTATGGAGCCAGCTTCAAGAATAGAGCGGGCAATACTCGAACACGCCGGGATTATTGAGAGCAAAAAATCTCTGGATGCGAAGTTATTACTTGCTCTTGAAGGTCTGAGCGAAGAAGAAAAACGCCGTCTAATTTTTGATTTATCCAAAAATATTAAGGTTTCTGAAAATGAATAGACAAATTGAACTTTCTGAATTAATCAGTAAATCATTTATTGAATCGACCAATAAGATGAGTCAAGACGATAAACTTGCGTTTTATCAGGCTATCTTAGATGGAAATAAAAATATAGAGCGTGAAATTTTAAAAAAATATAATTATACAGTGGTGACACCAGTTGAAAACATCATGAGCGATGAAGATGCTGAGGCATTAGCAAATTCTCTTTTGAAGGATGAAAAAGGGTTGTTCAATGAAATCAATAATCTTTTTGTATCTGCCAGTAAAAAATATTGGTCAAATGCAGAAAGGTTGAGCGACTTACCTTTAGAACAGCATGACAAAATACTTAACCATGCAAGAGAGCTTCAAAATTCTTTCAATTCTAAAGAGCATGTTAACTCTGTATTGCACGGGATTTATGGAGAAAATGCGGCGACGATTGTTAAGGCCGCAATTATTGCTGACCTTATTGGTTGTCTTGATTTAAGAAATGATCTGATGGTTGTATTTGGCTCCATGGTTGAGAGTGCTCACAATAGCAAAGCTATGGATATTTTTAAGAAGAAAAAAATTATAAGCGAAGACAGAAGTTCAGCCAAGAAAGGTAAAACAAACAGACACCATGCAACAGCAATAAAAATCGCTGCCGATACGTGGGCTAAGTATCCAAATGCAAGCCTTGCGGGACTTTCAGAGGACATATCAGCGCATTTGAGAAAAGCGTGGAAAGACGTGCCAGTAGCCGGAACGGTAGAGAAGTGGTTAAAAGATTCTGGGTTAAATCCTGCCGTTAAGCCGAAGAACAGAAATTATGAGTTAATCATATTAGAAGGGGAATAAATCTAGTTTTACGCCCCCTAATCTTGTAAGCAATGCATTGAACCAGATATAGGAATTTATATCTGGTTTCGCTTTCTCCTCAAGTATATATATCAATAATAAAGTATCACCACTGTTAACCAGAAATACACGGTGATATATATGCGTTTAATTAATAATCCAACCATCCTTGAAAGATTAACCCGCGCGGAGGCTGCTGCCTATCTTGGTGTGAATGCTCAGACTTTGGCTAACTGGGCTCATACAGGAAAGGTGGGGATTCCACATCATAAGGTTGGTCGCAAAGTCATTTATATGAAGTCAGACCTCGACAATTACCTTGCGGCGAACCGCCGTACTCAGACGGCTTAAGGTGGCGGGGATGATACATAAAACAAAAGCGGCCATGCAGGGCCGCCAATGTCACTACCAAAAACTTAAGCAAAGTCAGGATACCAGGGTTAATGCTGGTGGTCAAAGCCTGAGCGCTCCTGTGATTGCAGGAACTGCGCCATTGGCGCGGTTCGGGGGTATGTCCAAATCTGGACACTCCCGCCAAGGGTATACGATCTTTTCCGCACACCTACAAACTACCCATAAATTGGGCTGTTTAGGGTATACGGCATTGGCGCATACCCCATTTCCCAAAATCTGGGGAGATCTGGATAAGCGTGCAGGGTCTACTGCAATGCAGCATACCCCGGAGATATCCCGTAGTTTCGACCGTTACCCAGATATTGGGTATCACTCCTTGTCGGCTTCCTTGGCCTTTTTACGCTGGCGGCGTTTGATCTCGCCTATGGCTGCGGTGATAAGAAAACCAGCCGTACTCTCGCCATTATTTTTTACAGACTCAATTTCTTCTAACACTTCATGCGGAACTCGAACATTTACTTGTTTTGATTTGTTGTTTACTGAACCTGTTGCCATTACTGATTCTCCACGCGTTTGGTGCTATTCACTATACGCAAAAAAAAATCATATTCAATACTTGACGTGCTATGCACCTAGTAATAAGGTGAATAGCACCTTGATTAAGCCAAGGCACAAAAACGGCAACGCCTCGGAGTGCGGGAACACTACCGAGGCGTCTAACCACAACGTTAGATGGAGTAACATTATGGCTTGTATACAGCATACCCAAACTCGCCCGGAATTTACATGGCGTTTTCTCTCCGCCTCTGAGCGCTACCCTACCGCCAAACCGTTGGTGATTTACGTCAACGCATCCAGTGAACGGGAAGCCCGCGACACCATGCCCGGCGTAACTCTTATTTTCGCTGCCCGCCTGCCGTTCCACGCATTTCAGATGCTGGAGGTGCGACATGTATGACATTGAAACTCTTGGCAGAGAAAAAGCCACGTCCCGCGCTTGTCAGTTGGCAACGTTGCTTCTGGTGATTTCAGACTGCGAAATTTCAGGTCACGAGAGGGATAACCTCATCGATCTGGCCCGTGATATTTCTGGCGATATTGCCACCTTTATGCTGGAGCAGGATAAAAAGGGGGCGCTCAATGGATAACTTTTACACCTACCGCAGCAAAAAAGATTTGCTGTTACTGGCGCAAGAGGTTGCCGCGCTTCTGTCATGTGCTGCTTACCTTGCGACTATCAGGGGAGAGGAAGAGCGTCTCCATGTAATGAGTTTAACTGGCTTGGCTCAACGACTTTCTGACGAACTGGCAAACTCACTGGATATTTCTACTTTTTCAGACCCTGAATCGCAGGAGGCAAAATCATGATCAGCAATGTGAAGTTTAACGAGCTGGCTAACCGCGTTGATCTGCTGGTTGAAAAGATTTTGCATCTTGAGGCACAGGTTAAGTCACTCACTGATAGTCAGGGGGGTGAAATCCCTCCGGGTATGACGCCAGTAGCAACACTGGCCGCTGAATACGGTATCTCAACCAAAAAGGCTGAGGAACTGGCGAAAAACACAGGGGTGATGCTGGTTAAGCTGAAATCTGGCGGGTTCGTTGCGCCTGATGAAAAGTTCAGGGAAGCGGCGCGGCTGGTGCTGCGCAGCGCTAAGCGCAAATATGGCTCTGCGTACTGGTTCCATCCTCTGATCGGCAAATTCCAGATGAGCGGGGGCATTCCAAAATGACGGTACAACTGACAGCTGTAGAAACCGTTTCTGATGCCCTGTTCACCTGTTCGTATCTGTGGGCGCACGGCAAGCAATACAGTCGCAGCGATTTGGATAAAGCGCTCCACCAGCATAAGGACCCCACTACCCGTTACGGAAAGCTGGTGGCTCGCCTCAACCAGATAGCAGCAATGCCGTATGAGGAACTCTGTGATGCCGGATATCTCGATACGGACCGCAAACAAATGATTACAGCGCGGCGTTCTGTGCTGGTGGAAGAGATAGGCGAAGGGGAAATGAATGCCATGCTGTCTGACGTGCAGCGCATTCACCGGGTCTTCCCTGATGCTGGTGCAAAGTTCAGGACAAAGCTGCCTCTCTCTCGCGGTTCTGAGGGCTTTGATATCCGTCAGGACTATATCCTTAAACACTTTCTGCCAGCGCAATCACTGTGCAGCATTTACGGTCCCAGCGGTTCGTATAAGAGTTTTCTCGCTGTATCGTGGGCCTGTCACATTGCTGCGGGTCTGCCATGGGCTGGGAAGAAGGTCACTTCCGGCGCGGTGCTGTATGTGGTTGGTGAGGGGGGCGTAGGCGTTCCCCGGCGTATAAAGGCTTGGGAGCAGGTGCACGGCATACAGGCGGACAACCTCTGGCTGGTCAATCGTCCGGTGTTTCCTGTGCGCGAGTCAGAGGTAACGGAAGTGCTTCTGGCTGCCAGGCAGATTGAAGCTGAATGTGGTGTGCCGGTTCGCATGGTGGTGATCGATACGCTGGCCCGTTGTTTTGGCGGTAACGACGAGAACGATGCTCGTGATATGGGGGCATTTATTGAAGGGTGTGACGTTATCAAACAGAAAACGGGTGCAACGGTGCTGGTAGTTCACCACTCCGGCAAAGATGAAGGGAAAGGTGCTCGCGGTTCCAGTGCTTTCCGCGCTGCGCTTGATACTGAATTTAACGTTAAGCGTGAAGGGGATGGAAAGGCGCTTATTCTGACCTGTACCAAGATGAAAGACGCGGAGGAGCCAGAGCGTAAAGCGTATGACCTGAGAACGGCAGAGCTTTACACCGATGAAGATGGTGAGCTTGTTTGCTCTCTGGTTGTGCACGATCAGCCGAGAGAGGCTAAAGAGGTTGAGCCTGAACTGGCCAATGTCTCCCGTCTTAGCGATAACCACCATGCACTATGGCAGGCAGTACGCAGCCGCACAGCTAAGGGGGAGCCATGCACTATCTCCGTCATTAAAGACGATCTACGTGCAACGCTGGGTGCAGACAAAGTGAGAAAGTCATTCCCGCGCTGGCTGGACAAGCTGGAGAGTGAGCAAATCATTCGCATCGAGGGTGAGAACCTTTACCCAGTAACAGTCGAGTAAATGCGGCGGTAAGTGCGGCACGTGCGGCATTTAGTATGTTTTATGACCAAATGCCGCACTTAGTCCCTGTATACACGCGCTAAGTGCGGCATTTCACTGAAACCCCCGTCATTACTGGGTTTGCGTAATTTTTTGAGAAAACTGGTGCGGCGCTAAGTGCGGCATTGCTAAACGCGGCGCTAAGTGCGGCATCATGGACAACTCAGGAGTAAGCAAGGGAATTATAAAGACGACTATCGATCTGGCAAAGGGTCATGGCTCAAGCGGAGGAGGTATTAAACCGACTCCAGATGTCGCTTAAATATGGTAAAGATATGCCGGAACGCGGCGAAAAAATTCATTAAGGAGATTTTATGCCAATCACAATACAGGATATTAAAACTCACAAGGACCAATACGGGCTGCATGACCTGGACACGATGAGCACAGAGGAATACCGAAAGGCCTTGTCTGATGGGGCATTCTTCTGGATCGATCACCATGACTTTCTGCGAAGCACTTTATCAGAGGAGATCTTGACTACAAACCGGGAACAATTGGAAACGTTGATTGAATACTTACAAAGCATTAGTGACAAAATGTCATCCTAACCGCAAGTGATGAAAGATGGCCGCTTGTTGGCGGCTATCTATCAATACTTTTCAAGTATGCTTCTTAAATTAGAGTTTAATGTATATTCATAGCCTTTTTGCGGCTGTTCAAAGATGATGGAATCACTGAAATTTCTAAAAATATATTCGCTAGGTGAGTAATGTAATCTTCCACTGCGATCTGTCCATGTTGTTTTTGTGACATCTTTTTCTAAAAGTAATTTAAATGAAGATATTTCCTTTTCAGCCATGGCATTAAACGCTCTGGTTGCAGCGTTTTTTTCCAATTGAGAAATGTCATTATTGAATTTTTTCTCAAGTATATCTTTTGCGATACTTGTTAACGCCACACTCTGTGAGCGTTCTCCTGTTGCAACAACATAGGTGATATTTAAATTGCATAAAGAAAACAACGTAGCACCTTTAGCATGTGAAGCATTATTTTTGCCAATTAGTTTTTTTATTATGTAAAGTTGAAAGACATCCAGTTCATCAATGGAAGAACTAATTTTATCTTTTAGCAATTCTTTTTCACGCTCTTTGTTTTGTTTTTCAATTAGAGCTTGTGCTTCTAATTTTTGTTTCTCTATTTTCTTGGATATCATAGTGTGTATAGTATTAATGACAGAAAACACCAAGCGAATTGAAGTTATTAGGATTAAACTTTGTGGAATCAATTTGGGAACTGGGTCTAAAATGAAATGGTCTGGTGAAGATAAGATGATAGCGGCTAAGCAAGTCAGCAATATAGCGATATTCAACCGAACGTCAGTCATTTTTTGTAAGGATTCTAAAAACTCTTTATATCCCTGCATCCACACCCCCGTATCAATTTGGAGAGAATTGTAAATTACTTATACCTGATTCTACTCCTTCCTCCTTCTTACTCAAGAGGGGGTTTTATTTAATATTCTCATGTATATCTTGAAGAGTGGCACTCAGACGTGAGCCGCCACTGGCCGTTAAGTCAAGCTGTAGCGAGTACAGCCTGCGAGAGGCAGAAAAAGATTTAACGGCCTCCCCTCCAAGCGCTGGTTTCACGTCTCAACGTTAATTGTTACGGAAACCACTCCATGAAGAAACTACTCGAATTACGCCAGCAGAAAGCCGCACTCAAAACACAGATGCGTTCCATGCTGGACAAAGCCGACACCGAAAAGCGCAGCCTGAACGAAGAAGAGGGCAAAAAGTTCGATGAACTCCGCGCCCAGGCTGATGCGCTTGAAATTGAAATCACCCGTCTTGAAGCCGTCGCCGACGATCAGCGCAATCTGCCAGGTACTTCCGTTGAAGGTGAGCCAGTAAGCAACGACGAGCTGCGCCACTACATCATGACCGGTGATACCCGCTCTCTCTCCACGCTGGTGCAGGCTGACGGCGGTTATACCGTTATCCCTGAGCTGGACAAAGAGATCATGCGTCAGTTGCAGGATGACAGCGTGATGCGCTCCATCGCTACCGTGAAGACCACCAAAACCAACGAATATCAGAAGCTGGTATCTGTGGGCGGCGCGACGGTAAATCGCGGTACTGAAGGTGAAGCACGAACCGAGACCAGTACGCCGAAGGTGGAGCGCGTTGATATAAAACTCAACCCGATCTACGCCTACCCGAAAACCACTCAGGAGATTCTCGACTTCTCCGAGGTGGATATTCTGGGCTGGTTGTCTTCTGAAATCTCCGACACTTTCAGCGCTACCGAAGAAAATGATTTTGTTAATGGCGACGGTACGAAGAAATCTAAAGGCTTCCTGGCTTATCCTCGCGCGGCCACCAGCGATAAAACCCGCGCATTCGGTACGCTGGAGAAAATGGAAACGGCTGCTGTTACCTCTGATGGCCTGATTGATCTGCTGTACAAGCTGAAAGCCAAATACCGCAAAAACGCCGTGTGGGTGATGAACTCCAATACCGCTGCCACGCTTCAGAAGCTGAAAAACGGTAACGGTGATTACATCTGGCGTGATCGTCTGGTTGACGGTTCTCCCGATACCCTGCTGGGCCGTCCGGTTCAGTACCTTGAAACCATGCCTGATGCTGATGCCGGAGAAGCGTTCCTCGCGGTTGGCGACTTCAAACGCGGTTACTTCATCGTGGATCACACTACTGGTGTGCGTACCCGCCCGGACAACATCACCGAGCCGGGCTTCTATAAGGTTCACACCGATAAATATCTGGGCGGCGGCGTGGTGGACTCCAACGCGATCAAGATTCTGGAGCTTGCTGGTTCCTGATTCGACGTGTGAGGGGCTTCGGCCCCTTTCTGCCCTATGTGGAGTCCAATAATGAAAACAATAGATTTTGAAATCCGCACTTCTGAACTGACCGCCACCGATAAGAAGCTGGTGGGCTATGCCGTGCGCTGGAACAGCCTGTCAGAAATTATCTGGGATGAATTCCGGGAACAGTTCGCGCCGGGGGCGTTTAAAGACAGTCTGGCATCCGGTAGCGATGTGCGTGCGCTGTACGAGCATAACTATACCCAGCTGCTGGGGCGTACCAAATCCGGCACGCTGGTGCTGTCAGAAGATGATACCGGTTTGCGCTTCGAGCTGACGCCGCCGAATACTCAGCTTGGTAATGATGTGCTGGCGCTGGTGGAACGTGGCGATCTTTCCGGTATGAGCTTTGGTTTCCGTGCGCTGAGAGAGTCCTGGGATATTGCGCAATCCCCGTACCTGCGAACTGTGACCGCTGCCGAACTACGGGAAATAACCGTAACTTCCATGCCAGCTTACCCTGAATCCGTCGTTGAAATCGCGCATCGTTCTCTTTTTGCTCAACATCCAGAATTACGCCGTGCTGGTGATAATCGTCGGCGCTGGGCTGATTTAGCGGGGCTGTGATATGTGGAATATCTGGCCTTTTGGCCGCAAGTCTGACCCAACCGAACAGCGAAGCATGACCATAGATGAGTTTCTGGCGATGGCAGGGATTCCAAATACCGGATCAGGCGAATATGTGTCTGCGGGTACTGCGGAATCTCTGCCGGCGGTGATGAACGCCGTGTCAGTTATTAGTGAGGCTGTGGCAACCATGCCCTGCTACCTGTATCGGGTTCGTAATGATAACGGGCGTGAGGCACGGGAATGGCTGAGTAATCACCCGGTAGATTTTCTGCTGAATGAGCAGCCGAATATTTGCCAGACGCCTTACCAGTTCAAGCGCACGATGATGCGCCACTGTCTGCTGAACGGTAACGCCTATGCGGTGATCCAGTGGGGCCGCGACGGCCAGCCACAATCCCTGCATCCGTATGCGCCGGGTGCGGTTGTTCCTGAGCGTATCGGCGAGCATAAGTACAAATACACCATCACCGAGCCGTTTACCGGGGCTGTGCATACCTATTTGCAGGAAGAGATTCTGCACCTGCGTTATTCCACTGATGACGGTTTTTTGGGACGCTCGCCGATCACCATCTGCCGGGAGGCGCTGGGGTTAGGTCTGGCCCAACAGCGCCACGGTGCCAGCATTATGAAAGATGGCATGATGGCGGCGGGCGTGATCACTACAGCTGAATGGCTCGACAGCGTGAAGGGTAAGCAGGCACTGGACGCACTGGATCGTTACAAAGGTGCGAAGAATGCCGGTAAAACGCCAATCCTTGAAGGGGGGATGGACTACAAGCAGCTTGGCATGAGCAATCAGGATGCCGAGTGGCTGGCCTCCCGCCGCTTCACCATCGAAGATATTGCCCGCATGTTCAACGTGTCGCCCATCTTCCTGCAGGAATACAGCAACAGCACCTACAGCAATTTTAGTGAGGCGAGCCGCGCCTTTCTTACCATGACAATGCGCCCGTGGCTGGCGAACTTTGAGCAGCAGATTAAATCCGCGCTGCTGGTGGCATCGCCTGTACCCGGAATCCGTTATCAGGTGGAGTTCGACTCCGCTGATCTTCTCCGCGCTACTCCTACCGAACGCTACGCAACCTATGAGCGCGGCATCAAGAACGGGATCCTGAATCCTAACGAGGCCCGCGAACGCGAGGGGATGCCACCGCGTGAAGGCGGTGACGAGTTCAGCCAGGCATGGAAGCAGGAAGTCACTGTGAGCAAGGGCAATAAGGATGGTGACGAATGAGAGCCGGAAAGATGAAACGCCGCGTCACGATTCAGCAGTTCGTCAGTCACCAGGACCCGAACACGGGTTCAGTCACTAAAGAATGGCGCGATGTTGCCACCGTTTGGGGGGAGATAGACAGCGTAAGCGGGCGGGAGCTTGTAGCCGCCCAGGTTGAGCAGTCAGAGATGACGGTCAGAATCTGGATACGCTATCGCAAAGGCGTTACCACCAAAAACAGACTGACCTGCACAGAAAAAGGAATGCCTGTAACCATCTACGACATCAAAGCTGTTCTGCCTGATGCAGATCGTACCCGCCTTGAAATTATGTGCACCGGAGGGCTGACCAGTGGCTGAAACCATAGAACTTGCTGAAGCAAAACTTCACTGCCGTATTGATGGCGATGATGAAGATTTGCTCATTCAGGCTTACATCGATGCGGCTCTGGAGGTTTGCCAGAAACATATCGGCAAGCGGTTTGATAGTGGGCTGGAGCTTACCCCGGCTATCAAAATCGGTTGTCTGATGTACGTCTCTCAGTTGTACGAGTACCGCACGATGATTAGCGATGTGGAGGCGAAAGAGGTTCCTCTTGCTGTCTCCGCGCTGTGGTCTGTCTATCGTGATGTGGGGGTGTACTGATGCCGTGGCAACCCTTATGCCGTTGCACTGAGCCGGGATGTAACAAGCGTGTGAAGTCTGGTAAATGCGATGAGCATAAGCGGGAAGTGTGGCGGGCTCAGGATGCCAGACGCGGCCACCGTCGCGCCCGTGGTTACTCTGCTGCATGGGAGAAGTACCGCGCCCAGTATCTAAAACGCTATCCCCTGTGCGCTGAGTGCCAGAAGCAGGGCCTCTTCGTTCCTGCAAAGATTGTCGATCACATCATCCCTATCGACGGCGGTGATGATGTTCTGTTCTGGCCTGAGTGGAATCACCAGCCGTTATGCCAGACGCATCATAACCAGAAGACCACACAGCAAGACCCTATCACCAAAGCCAACCGCAAAGCGGGGATGTACCACGAGCAGGAAGAGCGGGCAGCACAGCGCAATAACTGGATGTATGAGGTTGATCATGAATGAGAAAGACGTGGTGAATCTGTATCAGTCGCTGGCCCGATGCCGTGATGGCTTCATGCAGACCCGCACCAGACGCGATGAGCGCCAGCCTGTGCAGCGCATGAGTGAGCGTGACCGGGAGTTGCGGGAATGCTTCCGCAACCGCTGACAGGCCGCACCGATGGGGTGGGGGAGGTTTTCAGGACGAACACGAGGGCGCCAGGCACCACCCGCCCCCTCAAATTTTTACGCTCGGTAATTTTTTTGAAAATAAAACGCGATGGAAACGAGAAATTTTTATGGCAAGACCACCAAAACCGCCAGCTTACCTTGATGAGCTAGCCGCGCAGCAGTGGAAAGCAAAGGCGAAGCAACTGGCGGAGCGCGGGGATCTGACTCCCGCCGACTGGAATAACCTTGAGCTTTTTTGCGTCAACTATTCGTTGTACCGCAAAGCCGTGGAAGACCTTGCCAGCCGTGGGTTCAGCATTATTAACAGCCAGGGCGGCGAGAGCCGGAATCCGGCGCTGAGTGCAAAGGCCGATGCTGAAAAAATCATGATTAAAATGTCGTCGCTGCTGGGCTTTGATCCGGTAAGCCGCCGTCGTAACCCTGTAGAAACGGAAGAGGAAGACGAGCTTGACCGTCTGGGATGAGTACGCAAACGCGATCAAAACGGGCGAAATTCCGGCCTGTAAGCGCGTAAAACAGGCCGTGGAAAGGTACTTTTCAGACCTGAGTGACCCCCGTTATGAGTTCGATACGGCGACCGTAGAGCGGTTTATTGCGTTCTCCCGGCTCTGTCCTCACGTCAAAGGACCGCTACGCGGCCAGCCTATTGAACTGGAGCCGTGGCAACAATTTGCCTTTGCTAACCTGCTGGGATTTAAAGTCAGGGAATCAGGCCGCCGGAAGTACAGCAGCGCCTTTATTGAAGTGCCGCGCAAGAATGCCAAATCTACCGTAGCCGCCATGCTGGCTAACTGGTTTCTGGTAATGGAGAAGGGCCAGCAGGATATCTACACGGCGGCGGTGAGCCGGGATCAGGCCCGAATCGTGTTCGACGATGCCCGCCAGATGTGCCTGCTGTCAAAACCGCTAAAAAAGCGCGTCAATATTCAGGCGCACAAGGTCATTTATCCAAAGAGCAACAGCCTGTTGAAGCCGCTGGCGGCAAAAGCGGCCACCATTGAGGGGACTAACCCCAGCCTGGCGATTGTCGATGAATACCACCTTCACCCCGATAACGGCGTTTATTCCGCGCTTGAGCTGGGGATGGGCGCACGACCGGAGGCGATTTTGTTCGCCATCACGACCGCCGGAAGTAACGTTGTCTCCGCCTGCAAACAGCATTATGACTACTGCTGCCAGATTCTGGCCGGGGAGGAGAGTAACGATTCGCTGTTTGTCCTGATCTACGAGCTGGACGACGAAAGCGAGGTTGAGCAGCCTGAAATGTGGATCAAGGCTAACCCTAACCTGCATGTGTCCGTTGACGCGGCGAAACTGGAGTCCACCATCCAGAAAGCGCGGGGCATACCGTCGCAGTGGGTGGAAATGCTGACCAAACGTTTCAATATCTGGTGTCAGGGCTCCACTCCGTGGATGGGTGCCGGTGCATGGGACGCCTGTGCGCTCGACTATACCGAAGAAGATCTTGCAGGGATGGAGTGCTACGCAGGATTTGACCTGTCCTCAACCAGCGATATCACCAGCGTGAGCTACGCTTTCCCGTTCGACAGGGAGATCCGCCTGCTGACCCGCCATTATCTGCCGGAAACGCAGTTGCTTAACGTCGCCAACAAAAACCGCGCTATCTACCGCCAGTGGGTGAAAGCGGGGTGGATACGCACCACACCCGGCGACTGTATCGATTATGACCGCATTCGTGACGATATCCTGCGCGATGCTGAAATCTTCAATATCAGGCTGGTGGGCTTCGATACCTGGAACGCCACCCATCTGCGCACTCAGCTTCAGGGAGCAGGTCTCGATGTGGAGCCGTTTCCTCAAACCTATCTCAAGTTCAGCCCGGTAGCGAAATCCTTTGAGGTTTTTGTTAACCGCAAGGTGGTGCGCCATCGTGGCGATCCGGTTCTGGCCTGGGCAATTGGTAACGTGGTGATGGAGTCCGACGCCAACGCCAATATCAAGCCCAACAAAAAGAAATCCTCTAACAAGATAGACCCGGCTGTATCTGCGCTGATGGCGTTCGGTACCTTTCAGGCTGAGCATGAGGATTTTGTTTTCGATATGAGCGACAGCCATAAACAGCGGCTTGCTGAGTTCAGTGGCATCTAACAGAAGTATTCACTATGTGATACATACAACAAAATCAAGCATAGAAAGCTAAAAAAGGATCTGATAGCCTAAAAATGTTTTTATTTAGGCTAGTACACAGCAAAAAAGGATCGGTATGGTAGATATACGAAGTAAATTAAAAGCTAAATATGCTGCAGGAAATAAATATGCTAATTTTGGTGCGGCTCTGAGAAGTATAGATATTAAAGGTTTTAGAGGCATCGAGAATATCACTCTGAGCTTGGATTTTCCAGTGACGGCAATTTCTGGTTTAAATGGTGCAGGTAAAAGCACCCTTGGACAATTAGCAATTTGCGCATATAAAAAACCCGTAACGGCTCAAGATTACAAGCGACTTTATATAAAAGATTTTTTCCCTGTATCAAAAGCAGATCCTAATCCGTTTAAAATCGATTCAAGTGTCATTTATAAATATGAAACAAATGACCCTAGTAGGACTCAAGATATAACCGTTTCACGTATAAAATCTTCTTGGTCTGGATATAAGCGTCAACCGGAGAGGCATTGTTACTATATCGGTTTCACAGTATACATTCCAAAGGTTGAGCGTCGTGATCTCAGTGTATATGGTGGAAGAGATTTCGATTTAACAGTGAGACGGAATGTTGACCAAGAGATAATATCTAGGATGGCTAAAATTATCGGTCATCCATATGATGATGTTGCTTTTCAAGGAATATCACATAGGAAACGAGAGACAGAAATAGGGATGGTTGAGAGACTTGGATATTCATATTCAGAAAATAACATGGGCTTTGGAGAAGGACGAGTACTTTATACGGTAGACATGTTAGAAACATCTCCGGAACAGAGCTTATTTGTTTTAGAAGAGCCAGAAACGTCTCTTCATGAATGTGCCCAATACGAATTTACTAAGTATCTTATGGAGGTTTGTGAGAGAAGAAAACACCAAATTATTCTTTCTACTCATTCTAGCGTTATTTTAAATGCATTGCCTCCAGAGGCTCGTAAATTATTGATTCGCGATGAGACTGGGGTAGATATAAAAGACGGCATTTCAACGACGCACATAAGATCAATACTGTCAGACGGTCATTTTAAGGGGTTGCATGTTTGCGTTGAGGATCATTTTGCTAAAGTGCTACTTAGCCAAGTAATAAGGCTTAAACGACGAGACATCCTTAAATCCATTCAGATTACTGATGTTGGTGATAAAACTGCCGTAAGAAAGGCTGTAGAGATTTTGAGTAAATCTGGATTAAATGCTATTGCAGTTAGGGATGCTGATGTGGGTGAGGCTAAAAAAGAGAATTTATTTTCTTTTCCTGGCAATCGTCCTCCAGAAATTGAGGTTTACCAAAATGCTGCTGTTAAAGAATTTTTACATCAAGAATATGGGATTGATTTTGATTGGCTGATACAAAGAAAAGGCGTTGAAGATCATCACCTTTATACCAAAACAATTTCCGAAGAGGTGGAATGCGAGGAGGAAGTGGTGAGGATACTAGCGATTAAGAAGTACATAGATGTCCTTGGGGAGCAGTTTGATAACCTAGTTGATCAAATTGTCAGAAAAATAGTATAG